CCGATGTATTTCATTGTGCCGGCATACACCGTGGATTTGCAGGATGCAGATTGGGCGGTGCATGTGATGCCGATGAGTGTGGGGGCGTACAAGCGGATGGCTGGGCAGTTCGGGTGGAAGAACGATTCCAAGACGATCGAGAAGATTCGGGGTAATCCGCAGCAGGACGATAACGTGCCAGGGGCAGCGACCGAGGAAGACGCAAAGCAGCTTCGCGAGGGTATCACTTACACGAGCAATACCGATGGGGTGATTGTGTGGGAGGTGTACAAGAAGCGGGATGACGGGGTGTGGGAGGTTTATCTGTACAGCCCAGCGGCAGTGGACATGGATCTGCGAGATCCGATGGAGTTGCCATATGATCATGGCCAATGTCCCTTTGTGGACTTCCCGTATGAGATCAAGGACAAGGGTTGGTTCAGCCCGCGGGGCGTGTGCGAGATCCTGGCTCCGTTCGAGTTGTCGATGACCTCAATGTGGAATCACAAGCATGATGCGATGACGCTGTATAATCGCCCGCTATTTCGAGCGGAACGGGAGCTGCCGAACAGTATCAACCTGAGGTTCTCGCCCGGGCAAATCTTGCCGTATGGCGTGGCCCCGGTCCAGATGCCGCAGCCCCCGGTGAGCTTCGATCAGGAGCTGAACCAGACTCGGGCGGTCGCGGAGAACCGGATCGGTAGTCCGGATTACGCGATGGGCAGTGCGATGGGCGGGGGCAGTGACCGGCGAACGGCGACCGAGATCCAGAGCATCAACGCTCAGGCGATGCAGAGTGGGGATCTGCGGGCGCGATTGTTCCGTATGGCACTGGGCAAATTGTACCGGCAGGCTTGGGGACTTTATGTTCAGTATGATTCCAAGAGTTTGCGATATCGATTTGCGGAGGACTCGCTGGATGCGGATCCGGTGGCATTGCACGATCAATATGAGCTGGAGCCGAAGGGCGGTATGGACATGGTCAGCCGGCAGATGATGGTTCAGCAGGCCATTAATCGTAAGCAACTGTTCCAGAACAGCCCCTGGGTCGATCAAGTGGAGCTAGATAAGAGCATCATGGAGCTGGATGACCCGAGCTTGATCAAGCGATTGCTTCGGGATCCAGGTCAGAAGCAGCAAGATGAGCTGGAGGACGAGACCAAGACGATCCCGACACTGCTAATCGGCATCCCGGTACCGGCCAAACCGGGTCAGAACTTCGCGGGCCGTATCGGTGTGCTGATGCAGTACCTGAATGGGGCCATGCAGCAGGGTCAGCAGTTCAGTCCTGCCTCCAAGAATGCGTTTATGGTGCGTATCGACAGCCTGTTGCAGGGATACGAGCAAGTGGCGACCAATGAAGCGCGGAAACTGCGGGCTGAGATCCAGAAGTTCCTGACCAGCAGCGGTTTGTTGCAGCAGCAGCAGCAGCCTCAAATGCCAATGCCGCCCGCCGCACCGGCTCCGCAGATGGCCCCGCCACCAGTTCAATAAGTTATGACCTGCAAAGATTGCCGATATCGAGCCTCCGACAAGACCTGCCGGCGGTTTCCGCCTACCAGTAGGCCAACTTGCTGGCCCACTGTCCTAGAATTTGATTGGTGCGGTGAATTTCACGCCATGACTAACATTGTTGAACCCCCTCAGGCAATTCCGGCTGCAATTCCGGCCCCTACTCCTCATATAGCTACCAATTTGGAGCAGCTTGATGAGGGTGTGGCACCAAAGATCAGGTTCCAGAAGGCCAAGAGGCAGGAGAACATCAAGGAGTTGCAGGATTCACCCCTATTCCAATCTTGATATGGCCGAGTACCAAGGAAAGAAAGTCTCGCTTGGAAAACCCTTCTACACACCGGGCGAAACGAAGAAGCGGGCGGTGTACGTCCGCAATCCGAAGGGCACAGTGATCAGGGTTCGCTTTGGTGATCCCAATATGGAGATCAAGAAGGACGATCCCGAGCGGCGCAAGAGTTTCAGAGCGCGTATGAATTGCGATACTGCGACTGACAAGACAACCCCAAGGCATTGGTCATGTAAAATGTGGTAAATTTATGAAGAAGAAATCGAAGTTCAGCAAACTGGAAACGCAACTCAAGAAGGAGGGCGCGGATGATCCCAAAGCTCTGGCGGCATACATTGGTCGCAAGAATCTTGGGGCCGCGGAGTTCATGCGCCGAGCCGCAGCCGGTCGCAAGAAGGCTAAGTGATGATCTCACTCATTTCACGAGTCCGCGCCGCATGGACTTTTGGCCGGCATCAATGCTGGGTCGATGCACTTCCTTGGAACAGGGACGACGCGACAACTCTCAATAACTTTTTCAAGAGCGAGACCGGAAAAAAGTTCAAGGACGCTCTCCTGAACACTGTTCTTATGCAGAACGCTTCTGCAATTACGGACAGAAACCATTTGCAATACTCCTCTGGATTTGCAATGGGTCAGGCCAGTCTTGTGAAGGTCATCGAGATGATGGCTGACCGAGAATCAATTACGGGACAGGAAGATGATCCGGATTCTGTCACGAATACATAGGATCAAAGTTGCGGTTGCTGCGTCTGTGCGGACCAGCAAACGAATACAAGCACAATATGTCAGATGAAACAATGAGTGCCGATGCGATGCTCGCTTTGGCCAATGATCACGATGCTGGTGTCGATATCGACAGCCAACCACGGGAGCAGACTCAAAATAAAAACGAGTCAGCTTCGGTTGAGCAAGATTCCTCCAATGAGAGGAGTGCCAGTAAAGAGGTTGATGGTGGCGAGCAAGATGATGTAGGCACGAGCAGTAAGTCAGAGACCGATTCCAAGGCCAAGCAGAAGGAGGAGAAGCCGAAGGATCAGAAGAGCAAATTCGCCCAGGATCAGAATCGAAAGACCAAGACCTGGGAACAAATCAACGCTGAGAAGGAGGCCATCAGGGCCGAGCGCGAGGCGGTGAAGCGTGAACGGGAAGAGTGGAGCAAACAACGGGAGCAATCCACGGTTGCTGATACCAATTCTTTTCGGGACGAGAAGGGTTACACTGCGGAGGATTACGAGGCTGCGGCCAAGGAATTCGATGCGGATGGTGACTCTCAGTTGGCCAAAGCAGCGCGAGCTAAGGCTGATGGCGTCCGTAAGACCGTGAGTGTGAAGCAGCAGCAGGTTCAGCAGGAACGCTTTACGAGGACTTGGGCAGATAATTTCAACAAGTTGTCCGAGAAAGAGACTTGGTTGAAGGATCAGTCTACGCCCGAGTACAAGCGAACGGTTGAGTTGTTGCATCGCATTCCGATCTTAACAACGCTGCCCAATGGGTTAGCCCATGCGGTAGAATTGATGAAGCTCCAAGATACTGCGGGTCGATATCAGTCTGTAGAAGCCGAGAATAAGTCTCTGAAAGAACAGCTCAACAAGCTCCAGCAGAAGACCGCCATTGGTAAAAGCGTTCCGGCAGGACAACTCAAAGCAGAGGAAAAGGATTTTTCCAAGCTATCCCAGAAGGAGCAAAGGGATGCGCTCATGCGAGCGACAAGAGAGTTCGACCGGGAAAGCAACCAATAGCACAACCACAACTAAAATATGGGTATTACTTCTTCATCCACACTAACCAGTCAGTTCCAGAACTACTTCAGCAAGGAGCTGCTCTCGATCGTCCAACAGGAGACGGTTCTTGATCAGTTCGCCATGAAGGCTCCGATCCCTAAGAACAATGGTAACAAGGCCATCACGATGTTCCGCTTCGGTCCTCCGAGCGTTGCTGGTGTCCAATCCCTTTCTGAGGGAACTGCGATTACCACTGCGAACTATCGCGCTCTTGTTCTAAACAGCCTCAGCAAGAGCCTCGCTCAGTACGGTCAGGTGATCGGATTGACCGACATCCTCCGCGCTACGGACTTGTTCAACTCACTCCAGCAGGCCACCAAGACCTCCGGTCTGGATATGGCCCTCTGGGTTGACTCGGTCATCCGTAACGTCTTGGTTGGTTCTAACCTCACTGCGAGTGGTTCCTCTATCGGTTCCGCCGCCGAGGGTGCTGGTACGTTCGATAACTCGGATGCTTGTAACACTGCCGCTTCTTCCGGCGGTATTAAGGTGTACGGCAACCCCGCTACGTTGACCACTCAGACCTTTTCTGGTCTGAACAGTGCTACCGCCGCTGCCGATGCTACGATGACCGCCGCGGCTGTCCTCGATTCCATGACCCGCCTGAAGCGTAACCGCGCTCCGATGATCAATGGAGGCTACGTCCTGGCGACCGATCCCCGTGTTACCCGTGATTTGATGCGCGATTCCGATTGGTTGAACGCTTCCAACTACGGTAACAAGGGCGTCCCGTTCTACAAGGGCGAGGTGGGTTCCATCTACGGTTGCCGCGTTGTTACTCAGACCAACTCGTTTGTCAGCACTGGTTCCGCTACTGCGGCTGATGAGTTCATCTATCAGGCGAGTGCCGCGGGTGGTGGTCTGGCGGTCAGCAAGGACATCATCGCTTCGTTCTTCTTTGGTAACGAGTCGTTCGGTATCCCTGCCTTGACCGGTGATGATCCGTTGTCCCCGAAGGTTGTGATCACCGATACCCCCGACAAGAGCGATCCGTTGAACCAGCTCGTCACCGTTGGTGTGAAGCTGTACTTCGCCGCTCTGCGTTTGGCCGCTGGTAACACTGCCTCGACTGCTAACCCAGTCTGGTACTTGGTGCATCGTACAAAGACCTCTACCACGCTGTAATATGCGACCACAGACGGCCACCATCACGGTGATTGCCGTCAGCCCAAAGGGGCATCATCGAGAAATCGGTGGTGCCCCTTCTCATTCCGCTTGCGGATGTGATGAGGCTGACAACAATGCGCCAATGATTGCGATTCCAGTCGAGGCTCTTTCCACTGACACGGAAGATGGCCAACAGGCTTCCCCCGAGGTTGGTGATGAAGTTCTGCTCGATGATGTGCGGGGTATTCTTCGCAAGCTTGAGAACGGTGAAGCTTACGTTGAAATTAAGACCGTAAACGGTATGCCCGCTGAATACGAAAACACGGGAGACGATGCCATAGAAGCAAAGCAGACTATGGATGAAAAAGGCATGCGTAAGATGGCCATGATGCACGACGGCGAGATGGAGTCCTAACATGCCGATCTACACCTTCGAGAACAAAGGCAAGTCCGTGGAGCAAATCGCTCCAATGGGAACCGATTCTCTTGTGATCAAGGGTGAACGCTGGACGAGGCAGCCGGTAGCCCGCTTCGGGGTTACCGGTTTTGCTCGCGAAGCCGAACTCAAGGACAAGGTGAAGCAGGGCTTTAGCCGGATGGAAAACCGGCAGGGTACCCGCTTTGAAAGCACTTTCAGCAAGAATCAGATCCGTAAAATTTGGGACATATGAGCAGCATAGAAACTAACAACGCCATTGAATACTCGATGGGCAATGCGGGCTTCCAGCTCGTGACCTCTACCGCGTTGACCACTGGTCCATTCGTTGCGATCACCACGATTGCCGTCACCACTTTCACTTCGATCACCGGTAATGGAATCAGCGGTACTTGGTCCGCTACCTCTATCCCCGCTGGAATTACGCTTCCTGGACCGATCACAAGCTTCCAGCTTTCCAGTGGTCAGGTGGTCGCGTTCAACGGAATCATCAGCTCCTAACCGTGACACTCGCTCTCGGAACA